AACACCTTTACGTGTCCAATTATCTGGAAAACCTTGCAATCGTTCACATTCTTTTGGTGTGAGTCTTCTAATACTATTATTAAACATCACCCCATGCTGATCTTGCTGGGTTAATGTAAACATATCCTCACCATCTTCTTTAAATCTTCTACCATTCTGTTGTTTCTCTAAACGATTTGGCGTTAATACTGGTTGAATAGTTGTAATGTCACCTAGCTCCTCCGCTTCTTTAAATCTATGTTTATATACTGCGCTTGCGTACTTATCTATTTCGCTAAAGCCTACCCAGTCAAATTTGTAACCTGCCTGCGCAAATCCTTTATGAAATCCACCAATCCCACTAAATAAATCAAGCATACGCACACCTGACATGGCTGTGTCAACCAGGGCCAACCTAGGATTCATCCTTTAGCTCCACATTTTTGTCAGGTGTACATCTTTGACAAACTTTTCTTTTCTTTTTATATGATGGAAAATTATCATAATACTCAATACGCTTTTGCCATTTTGTTTTTGTCACTTCCCAACAAGTGTTGCAACCAGTACAAAAGTAAATATACTTATCGGCAAGCGTAGCATCTAAATTCTTTTTACCTTTCCTTAATACCTCATTCTCAACTGGATTTAGCTTTATAAAGTAATCATCCACGGCAATCCGCCTTCACCTGCGATGTTATATCACGCTCTCTATCATTTACATACTTTGCTGCAAAGAATACACTACTATTCTTGCGTTTTGTCATATGCTCTTTCATATCTTCAATAAACTCTTTATAATTACTTCCCCAGATAATATCATCACTCCACTCACCATTCTCATCATCATAATCAATACTACCTGCATATTTTATTTTTAAGTCACTCATTAGCTGAAATCAGGAAAGTATTCGTATGAATAGAACCATTTCCTGCCTTTTGTTTGATTGTTTTTGCCTGTACTCAGTGCTAAACTAATTGCATGAGTATTCTCGTATGGTACATAGGCGATTATATTCTTTGGCTCATAGTATATTGCAACCACATCAACTCTGTTTGTGTCCTTATACTTGGTTGTATCCACTTCTACCGCTGTACCTCTGCGTAACTTCGTTACACACTTAATTTGTACTCTTTTGATTGCAAAACTTTTTGTTTCTACGATCATATCTACCTGCGTAACATCCACTTCTGGTAGATAGATATTATATCCTTGAGAAAGCAAATCTTGGCGTATTGCCAATTCGCCTATACGACCTTTCATCATACTATGCATATTGATCTAACGCCTCCATAGGTCTTAACTGGTCTGCCTGTAACGTAAACTTATCACCATAGCCAAGATCCATAATATTATCCTGCGTTAAAAAATCTATGGATGGTATCCATCCTTCCAGTACAAATGTAGGAGATTCATCACGCACTAATATAAATACGTCACAATCTGTATGTTTCTTTTTCAATTTGGCTTGCAGGTAGCCACTGGTAAACTTTGTGGTCTTTACATCCACTCTCAAGTTATTATATATTAAATCGTAACCGCTATAATGAGGACCTATCACCATGTCGGGATAGGTGTTATATTTCTTACAGACGGCTAATTCACCGCTAACACCGCGTAGATCTATTTCTAAACTACGTGGTCCGCTGGAGATCATTCCATTGACTTGGTTCTGATCCATTTTTGCTTTCGCCAATGCTTTCGCCAGTCTTAATTCCATTTTGTTTAGTATTATTTGCATGTGGATGTTCCTTTTCCATTGCAGCATACAAAACCATATAATTAACTACGTCTAAACATCTTTGGTATGTGGTTTCATCGCTGTGTGTTTTACCTGTTTTTGCATCGTTGCATATCGCATCGACATGTTTTAAGACATATACCATTAGTGCCTGCTTTGCAGTAATTCCAAGACGTTCCGCAACATGCTTAAAATTATAAAATTTGTCTTCATTACTAATCGTATACTCGATAGACTTGTTATCACTAATCTGTGAGGCTTCCGCAAACATGTCCTCTCTGAACTTATTATATTCTTCGTATATCATTCGCTCTCCCAGTCAATAAGATCTCGTAAACTATCTATGGTAACTTGCAAGCTTGCAACTTCTGCATCCATCGCAACCAATGCACTTTCTAAAGAGATATACTTCTTTTTGTATTTTTCGATTACTTCTTGCTGATACGCATTCCAGCAAAACTCTTGCTCTTCTACTTCTTCTATATTCGTAAATAAACTCATACTACCTCTCTTTTTTTTGTTTTGTTATCTATGGTTCTTAACACCTCATCACATACTTCTAACGCTATATCCATACGTTGGTCTTCATCTGCTAATGTTTTTCTTAACACCTTCTCTATCGCATCACCTACTGTTTCTACTAAAGCTGCGCGTGGACTAGGTTTCATTGGATGTGGCATTCTCTCTCCTGGTTAAAGTGAAGCGGAATCACGACTATCACGATCTTTAGACACGCCATTTTCTTGGTTATGGGTTTCTACGATTCCGCTTTTAAATAAGTTCTTCATCCATTCATGCTTTACGATCCATAGCCAAGGCTTACGATCCTGTCGAACCATAACTACATCTGCATTCCTAAATGATAAAAAATCTGCAATCTTTTTTCTGCGCTTTACCTGCACTAAAATTGTAAGGTCACCTTTGGTAGCCTTAACATCTATATCGCTCTTCTCTCCAAAGCTACGACCATCACTGCCCCATGATCGTTCGGCAATGAAGCCGAGGTCGCGGAGCAATTCAACGACCTCAACTTCACCTTGGTAGCCTTTACGTGATGCTTTAGAAGGCATTAAAACGGCAGCTCTTCTTCATCTTCAGCAGTAGGTGTAACATCAAACACTTTCTCAGGTTCATATGTCTCTTTAAAAGACTTGAACATCTTCTCTGCTTCTTTGTTTAATGGTGCTTTAGGACATGGAGTTACTGTATATGTAGTATCCATTCCATCACCATTTTTAGTGACAATCACATCATAGTCTCTAAGGTTTCCCCATTCACTATTGCGATCTAGCTCTGTAAGTTGCTTCTGGACAGTACTCTGTGTAATGTCGAGAACCTTGACTGAACTAGCACTATAAACTGGAAGCTGCCAAAAGTGCTTTGGCTTTTCTCCTGCTGGTGCATCACCTGCTTTTTTGATCCTAACTGGCGTTTTATCATCTTGCCAATATTGATAACCTAATGTTGGTCTATCCAATATTCGGAATCTGTTTTCGCCTTTGACAAATTTCATAAAACTACTTTCACCTGCGCTTGGCACGCTATAGGTAGCTTCTAAGAGTCCACTCATCTTTACTCCTTTATTGTATTATAGTTATAACCTTTGCGATCAATGAGAGCAATAATAGATGTATACGTTTCTTCATCTATTGTTGCCTTTACACCAATATCTGACTTCCAGACTTTTCGCGCTCCAGGTATGTATGTTTTGGATTTACCCAAAATTTTACGCACTTTCTGTGCAAATTGTATTCTTTCTTCTTTATCTTCTATATGAATAGTTAGGAACATGGACAGCACCTAATAGCGAAAAGAGAGAGAGAGTAGGTGTGGAAACGCTACTTCAAACAGCACTGTCCAAATGATGAATAAATTTAATAAGGCCATGTGATAAAATCCATCTTGAGACCTAATACACGAGCGATACGAACCTTATGCTCGTGGCGAAACTTACGTTTACCTCGCATCATTAGTGAAAGCATAGATTTATCTAGAGCGATTTCACGCGCTAATTGGTTCTGACTAAAACCACACTCTCTCATATGTTGTTGTAAAGGCTTCATAAGTGTTGACAGATATTAAAGAAGTTGTCAACACCATGCAAGTGTTATTTATATATTAAAATTCTTCTTCGATTCTAGTGCCTACAGTGTATACGTCAGGTGCTACCTGTTGCATATCTAGGCTATTTTGTGCAAATCGAGCGAACAAATGTTCAGACTCTGCATTTGCACCAGTAGATGTATTATCTAAACTAAATATAAATGGTCTAGTCGGACCATCTACCATATTCCACACATCAGAAACCACACTATCGTTGCCATGCTGGTATACTGGATATTCATTTGGTAATAGGTCTGAATCCTGCAAATAACTATACGTTAAATCATATGCCTGCCTACCACCATATACATTCTGTGCATATGTACCAAGTGTAAATGGACTTTTAGATGTACTGGATGCAGTTCGTCCAAAACTAGTTGCAGTAGCATAACGCTGTCCACCTGCGGACTCCGCTACATTGACCTTATCATAAATAATAGATCTAGTTAGGTTGAGGTCAGGTGAAAAAGGCATATCAAAGTATTCACCAATCATTATACTGCCTACAATAAAATCTGTGCTACCATCCCATGAAGTATCGCCTTCAAATTGTATCGCCCAATAACGCAAATCCTGCTCATCAAACGTAAGTACAGTTGTGCCATCTGATGCAGGTGTCACTGTAGCTGTTTTATTAGAATCAGAAGCAGCTATTGTATCTGCATTGACAATTTCTGTAGCATTAACACTGCTCCAATTTATATCAGCAGTATCTGCGTTTCCACCATCTAAAGCAGTAATATCACTTGCTTCATTACCTGCAAATATCTTAAAACGTCCACCTGCGCTATTTAAATTATGATTTAAGATCGCAATATAGTTTTGTTTATAGCTAGCAGTAGTAAAACTAAAATTAGTTAATACATGTTTGGAAGTATTGGCAGAAGTATCAAATGTAACTTGATTTAATGGTCGTAGATCAAACAATTCACCTGCG